CCGCCGCAGTGTTGTCGAACTGCCCAAGCAATCCATTCAAGTACTGCTCGTAGGTGATGCCCGTCCCAAGCGTGACGTTGTTGATCTGGAAGTTGTCGAAGTTCGTCGCGTAAGCGTAACTGATAGTGGCCGTGCCACCCGTCAGGACGCCCGCGCCATTGCCCCAACCTGCAGCCGTATAGCCAGCCGCGTTGAAGACGACAACTCCATTCTCCCAGTCCACCGCGTAGGTCGGTGAGGCCAACCCAGGGATCTGCTGGATTGCCTTGTTGACGTCAAGATATCCCATGACCTGAGCGCCCGCACCACCGATGGTGATCGGATTCTTGGTCGTGGTCGTGACCTGACCCGTCGCATTGAGATCCGTCTGCACTCGGGGGCGAACGATCGGATCAGAACCATACGCGGTGCCCATGTACGGGGCCGACGTTCCGTTACCTCGAGTCTTCACGCGGATGCCAGCAACCACGCCCGCGCCGTAGGTCGCGTAAGCGTCCGTGGCAAGGACAACCGCACCGCTGGCAACCTTGGTCGGGTTCAGGTTCACGGTCACGCCGCCGGCAGCGTTGTAGCTGGACTGGTTGGCGAGAGACGGCGATTCAGCCGCCACCGTGACCGCACCATATTCGTCGGAGATGGCCAGCATCTCATCAAGAATTCCCTTATCAACACGGCGGCTCTTGTCGTATCCAAGATGGAAGAGCGTTCGCCCAACGACGCCGTAGTTCGCCGGACCGTTCCCCATCGCCTTGATCGCATCGCGAGTCATCGATGCGGCGATGCGTCTCCATGCAGGCGCAAACGACAGCCACACCGTCTTGACCGTTCCTTCGTCGATACCTGATCCTTCAGGTGTGAAGAGGCCCGCGTCGAAGGTTCCACTCGCGGCGCCGTAGCCCGCTGGATTGGAGTAATACTCGACCGGAACGCGGAGAACTTGGCCGATACCTCCAACCGATTGTTCCCAACCCACGCTACCCGAGGCCCGCATCCCGGGACCGATGCCCTGAACGAAGTCCAGGCTCTGCATGTCCTGGAAGCTTTGAATGATAAATGCGTTTGCGATCGTCGGCTGATTGAACAGCTGGCTCGTGGTCGTCGCGTCACCGCCCACCAATTTTTGCATTCCGTCGAAGAACGCCTTGTCGGAGAAGTTCGCCTCGCCGTCGATTCGCTTAAACCAGGCCTCGACCGAGTCGCACCCGGCGCGGCTAACGGCAAGTTCCTCGACAATTCGATCGGTGAACTTTCGGTTGTGCTCACGTCGCTTCTTGACATCAGGATCATCGGGATTGATGTCGTGAGACGTTGCGCGGCAGTGATCGTCCGCCGCTGCGAGGATCTTATCGACGCCTTCCATCCACGGCTTAGCCGTCGATTTCACGCGAGCGTTAGCGCTTGCTGGATCGTTCACGGTGTCTCCCTTGACGAAGCCAAGCTTCGCCAATCGTTCGGGGGCGAGGATCTTCGAGAGTGACTCGATTTCGTCGTCGACGAGACCGGAGACCGACTCAGCACTTTGAGCGAGCTTTCGAACTCGACCGACAATGTGATCTCGCTGCTCGGTCGTGAGCTTCTCAAGTCGCTTATCGTCCTTTAGGGAATCGACCGCGGCCTGAATCTCCTCGTCTCGCTTCTTGTCGGCTTCGGCCTTTTCCGCGTCGCTCAGGAGCTTCTTGACCTTGTCGGCCTCTTCCTTTGTAAGCACTGGAGCGGGAGCCGCATCAGCCTTCATGCTCCCCTGCGAGTTCGGAACCGTGGCCGTGTTCGTAGCCGGGTCAGGACCGCGTCCATGCCGCTCGATTTCAGATCCCCAGCCGGGCCCGCCATTGCCAACCTGCGAAGCGAAAAGGAACGTCGGAGGCGTGCGATCGGGCACGTAACCACCTTCAGCCATGTCCGCTTCAAGACGCAACGCGGAAGGAATTTCCGCGGAGAGGTCTTCTTTCGAGTCGTGCGCCAAGACGAGCGCGTCGTAGAACGCCGTTCTGGCCGTCAGCACTTCCTGCTGTGGCGCCTTCTTGGTGATCAATTGCGCCACGGCTTCGCGAAGGCGCTTAAGTGTTTCGTTCATTTTGGGTTTGTCCTCCGCCGCAGAGTCACGGCGCTCGATTTCGTCTTCGCAAGCCTCAAGCTCTTGAAGCACTTCGTCTTTGAGCAGCACGAATTCGCCTGCTCCGGTGGTAGCGGGATTGTCGACATCGTCGACGGTTAGAAAAGTCTGCTCATCGGCAACAAAGACGCGTTTGCCCTGGGCCGATCGAAACCGGCCTTTCATCTTCCAGCGGACGGAAACGCCAGGTGGGTTGCCACGTCGATAGGCGTCGGCGAGTTCGCGGCCCTTCGGTGTATCGAGGATCGTTCGAGTCCCCCAAACCCAGCCGTCTTCGCCAACATCCTCGATGTCGTCGACACGGGCCGTTGTGTTTTCGGGATTGGCGACGTATTTCTCTTGGCCACGGACACGAACGACGTCCGGGTGTCGCCGCTCGCTGAGCATCGCTCCTGCGCGAGCTACTCGCCGTCCTTCATCTACAGAAGCTTGGAGCGACTGACGGGGGTAAAGGCGTGCGTTCTGGTTGATTGAGTCGGCACGCGTGAACTTTTGCCGGACGCGCAAAATGCCCCCATTCGCGCTATCCGGCAAGAGTTCGAAATCGCCGCTGCCAACCGGGGCGGCTTCGATCTCATCGGCGAAGATGACGTCCTCAACAGCGTCACCAAGGAGCTTATAATCCTGTTCCACCACTGTCCTCCAAGGTCTTTGAGGCAACTTGGCGAAGACCGATTAGCTCCAAGATGAAGTCATCGATACTTGGGACCGAGAACTCCGTGTCTTGCGAGTCCCTATAACCCGATTGCCGGGCATGGAGTGGGACATTTGCGAGGATTTTGACCGTTGCGGAGCCGTCTGCTCGGACGATCCCCTCGCGCCATCCGCATTTGCTTTGGAGATAGACCTCACCATCTACAGGTGTCGTAACAAACCACCCAGCCATGGCAGTGGCGACCTTGGCTTCCGTTAGGTCGTAATCAACGTCGTCCTCATCGAAAACCGGGACGGGCTCTTCATCGGTGATAGGTCGACGCCAGACGCCGTCCTCGTCTTGTTTCCAAGCCGTGATGTCGAAAACCGTGTTTCCTTGAAGCCACAACCGCTGTTCGTCACTCAACGCGTGAGGAGTCGGCAACTGCCCCTGCGTGATCCTTTCGATAAATGCCTCGAGTGGGCAATCGAGCGGGGTCATCGGATGCATCGGGAAGGAGCCTTCCTTCTGGAGGAATGGATCGATCTCGCCCTCGACAAGTGGCGATTCTTGACTCAAAAGAGCATTCAGTAACTCTTTGGTCGTTGACTCAGGGTCAGGCACGATCACGGACTTGGTGTCTGGGACATCAGCCTTCGGACCATCATCCTCTCCATCGTTATCCTCATCGGTGATGGGGCGACGCCAGACGCCGTCCTCGCCATGCTCGAACGCTGATAGGTCTGCCTGCATGTCGTCGAGCCATTTGTGTTGGTCTTCGCTCAACGCGACTGGCATGGCTGCTTCTGGCCGGGTCATGTACTCTTCGAAGTCGTCCATCGACATTTCAAGAGGCATCGATCCCGCACTCGTTTGAGGAGTCTCAGATGGCGGGTCAGCGGTCGGATTCGACTGACCAACAGCCGCCAGGATAGTCGCGAGAACATCCTCTTTTTTAGCGCCAATCGATGGGACTTTGATGTTGTTTGCCTTTGCGAACTGCTTGAGTTCAGGCAAGGTCATTTCGTTAATGCTCGGCGCGGCGGCCGGTGTCTCAGTGCTCATGTGTGTTCACCTGCTAGTTCACGGGCGAAGGTTTCGCCTTGCCGTTGGAGAGTTTTGAAAGTTGAAGGTCTTGTTGCCGACCAATTTGAGCCGCTTGCTGCTTCTCTTCGTATTCGCGTTGGTCGGAGATCTCTTGCTCAATGCGCTTCATTTCCTCCTCCGGATCATCGATATCCGTGAACTCGGCGAGGATTTGAACGGCGCGTTGGAATGAAATCAGAGGCGTCGGCTTAGCGGATCGCAGTTTCGTGACCCAATCGATCACTTCTTGAGGCTTTTCGATCGATCCGGACGGGATCCGAACCGTGAAATCTATGAACTCTGGAAGAATGCCGGCGAGGAGAAGTGCGGTTTCGAAAATGTCCTTTACGACGGCCTCGATGATCTCCGTAAGGACTTGAGTTTCCTTGAGCCACTCTTCGCGAAGGTCCTTGACGACGTCGCGATTGATGGACTCAGAGTCGAGGTTGAAGATCGGACCGGGAGTCGGCAGATCGCCGGAGACATACACGTTTTGCGCATATCGAATGTCGTCTACTTCGTGAACATTGCGGTCACCTTCGAGAACCTCAGCCTTAACAAGACCGTTTCCATAGATATCGAGTGCGATGTCCATCGGGTCGAAGACATCACGCCTGCCTTCAACTTTGCCATTGATCTCTCGAAACTCCTTGACATGCTCGGCCTCTCCGGGGCTACCCTCAGTACCAATGTTCCAGAGGACTTGTTTTGCCGCTCGGCTCATTCGACGGACCGATTGAGCTTCCTCGGACAGATTTAGAAGATCCCAATGGCGCCGACCGGTGAGAATCTCTGGCTGTCCATATCGTTCGCCATCGATTGCGTCCCACTTAACGTGAGTGATGACCCATTGAGCAAATGACGCCACGGTCTCTTGCGTGAGGACGTCGATCTGTTCAAACGCTTTTACCGGGTCGATAAATTCATCCGTGTCATCGGTCAAGCGCTCCATCGATGCCGCCGGCATGCGCTTTACGTCTACTAACCGGCCTTCGCCAGCAATCTTCTGAACAAAGAGATCGCCTTCGACGATGAGCATCCAAGCCCACGAAAACAGTTTCGGCTTTACGATCTCCTGCACTTCATCGGCGATGGCTCTGGCTTGATTAGCCATTCCCGACTCACCGTCGACCATGATAGTCGCGCCTTTTCGGACGGCTTCTCTAGCGAACTTCTTGGTTGCCCGTCGCGCCCGACCGTCATCATCGATCATCTTTCGACAATCGGAGATGACTGCCCATCGGTCGTATCGCTGCTGGATATTCAGCAGGTGCGCGATCGATGGCGAGGTGGTACCCGATGTACCCTGTTCCGTCGTTTGTGTCGGATCAACCCTCTTGAATGCTCGATTGAAGGCATTCTGGATCCGCGCGATTAGACCTTGAGCCTGTGGCTTGACATGCTGCGCCGGTCGAAAGGCAGTAACTTGACCCGAGTCAATGACCAGGCGGGTGCCGTCTTTGAGCTCGAACTCCTGACGTGTGGTGCGTGGCATGAATTACCTGCTCCGCTTAGGCGGAATGATTCGACCGGACGAGTCTTGGCCGACCGCGTCTTGGCTTAGGTTCTTTCTCATCAAATGTGGAGGAAGGCCCGTGGACTGCGGCTTTGAAGTCAGAACGTCAGACCGCAACATGAGGAAATTGAAGGCATCGGCGCCGGCGTCGACCTGGTCATCAAAGTCGTGTGACTCGTCTTCGCAAAATCGTCGATACTCAGTGAGAAGCGGTCGAATCCAGTGAAGGGTTTTCCCCTCCAGTTCCGTTCGCTTAGTAACCTCATCAAGGAACCGGTCAATGGCAGGTAGGCGCGGATGACCATCTTGCAAAAGGCGGACATTGCCTTCGTTCCAGCGAGCCGCGTATTTTTCTGCCCGCTTCGCTTTAGTGCCGGTGACGGCTTCGATGACGGCGCCGTGCTTGCGCTGGTCCTGCTGCGCGACTTTCTTGCCCGCCGATCCTGGATCCTGAGGCATTCGAACGTGGTACTTAGCGCCGAACCTCGATCGATCCCAGGCGGTGACCATCGCGACCAACGCGTCCACGTTGTCGGAGCTGAGTTGAGCACGAACGACGTCGAGTATCCAAACAACACCATTGGCCGTTAGAGCCATCAGCACTCCGACGGTAAAGTCGCCCGCACCTTGAGTCGCCGCCGTATCCCAAGCTCGAACTATCCGAACAATGCTATCGGCATTGAACTCTTGGACAATGATCGCGGCTTTCTCATCGAAGAAGTAGCCTGTACCTGCGTAGACCTCATGCTGCGCTTCCTCCCGGAAGGCGAGAATGCCCCAATCGAAAATCTGCTTTTGGCAGACTTCTAGGTCTTGCCCGACCCAGGTCGGATCCCCACCAATGATGAAATGGCGCGTTCGCCCATCCTCGCATACGCGGCCCTCAGTTTGGAGGTTGATGACCGCAGGCTCAAGGTGGACTTGGCGATTGGCAAGGAAATCGGCGCGACCGTCGTACAGTTGGGCAAAGATGCCATCCGGAATGATTAGGTTTTGCCCGCCGATGACGGCGCAATCTGTCGAGCCAGCGGGAAGCAGCTTCTTGGTTATCTGACGGATCTTCTTGGCTGTGGTCTTCGCCGTATCCTCAGTGCCGTCCAGGTCATCGAAGACGATCAGGCCAGGTCTGAAACTTCCAAGCTTGATACCGCGGGCGGCAACGTCGAGGCCAAGTGCCATGACGTTGAAGCCATGCGCTGTACGGAGCTGATCCTTTCGCCAGCCCTTTTGATTTCCGAAGACGCCGGTAAGACGTTGAACACCTATCGCCTCGAGGTAGTCACCGATCGACTGAACGTGCTCACGAGCCTGGTCTTGAGTCTCGGAAACGTAGAGGACGAAGGGACGGGACAGCTTAGCGCCGACATACGCGACACCTAGTTCAAGCGTCGTCGACTTTGCGCCTCCTCTTCCCCAGATCTCGATGTCAGGATCAGGCGGAGGACAGTTGAATTCTAGTGAATCAAACCAGTCCCAAACACGTTCGTGGCGCTTTGCAAATGGCTTGCTTGCGACGTGGGGGAAATACTGCTTGATCCATGATCGCCAGCCATCCCCTGGATAGAGCGCGTCATAAACCAGCGGATCGCTCTGTGTGTCCATCGTCTCACAAAACTGAAAACCCTCGACCGCGCCGAGCTGTCCCCAAACATCCAAGTCCGGGAGCGGTTCATCCGCTTTTCTCGGTTTCGCTCGTGCCATCGTCTAGAGGGAGCGCGGTCTGGCTCGGAGGTGGTCGCTTACTGGCCCTTTCAGCGGCCTCCATCATTCGAAGCGCCTTGTCCGAAAGGACACCGTGAAGCATCGCCATATCAGCGGCGCTTTGACGATTGAGCCAAGTCTTATCCTGGAAGTGCGCCTGTTGAACCGTCAGCGTTTCAAGTTGCGCATCGAGAAGGTTAAACACCCTCTCCGCTATGCTTTTTTTTTGCGTATGCACCGTATGCATACGGCCATCGGATACGGTCGGGGTTTGAACCTGAATGGCCGTATTTTCCGTATGCATACGGCTATCGGAAGCCGCATTCTTCAGAGAGTCGTGCCATCGCTGAACAGTGCCTTTCGAAAGGCCCAATTCCTTGGCGACTCCACCGATCGTGCCACCGGCGAGAAGCAGAGCAATGCCTTTGGCTTTGATCGCGTCGGGAATCTTCTTCGCCACATTAAAGCCTTGCTCCGCAACCGCAGAAAACGTCGCTCACCTTCGCGGA